CTAATACAATCGGTTTTTCAATAATCTTAGCGGCTAAAGGGTGAAACTCAAAGATCGCTTTACAAGTCTGATAGCCTACAGGACTGCCCGGCTCTATCGCTTCCGCTTGGAGAAACTCCATTAGCGGGGAGGGTAAACCCGTATTGGATATAGTTATTTCAGACATAGATTATTCCTAGAAATATATTTTGCATAATAACACTAGAATCCCAGTTTATTACCACAACCTAATGCAACTCCATAAACATAACAATCTAGTAGATCGTTTGATTTTTTATTTATATCTGGATCGCCTAGTCTAAAGCCAGCCATCTCGGTAATCAAGTGATTTCGCGTTGCGCCCTTGAAAGGTACTGTTTTGTAATAGGCGTGTTCGCTAATTTTAACCTTTTCATTGAAGTGATAGCCTGAAATACTCATAGCGCGATCATCTTTTCCAATTTGAACAAACTTAGGTTCAATCTCACGAACATTCCATCCTCTATTTTGACCTTGTTGCAATAGCACAATTCCTGATCCTTTTCCTTCAATGAAGGTAGAAGTAACGCCATAGATGGCTTTTGTTTGTTTTGCTAATTCTTCTAGCCTTGTGAACACAGATGGAATCCAATGTTCTAGCATGGCAGCATCGACAGACACAATATCCCAATCTAATACTGTTAACGGCTGAGGACTTTGTGAGTTAAGGGCAAAGTACACTACCGCCGTTCCATCAAAGTTTTGACCCGCTTTCATTGCTGAGTCAATCACGGCATAGACCGTTTCAACTTGGGTAGGATAGGGGATTGGCAATTCATTTATTAGCAGTTTGTCGACAGCTAACAGGCTGATAGATCGCCAGTCAATAAATTCAGCAAGATATTCTTGCCGGAACACAGATTCATGTTGCCGTAAGCGTTCAGATTCAATTTCTGCTGGTGGCACATAGGGGTTAGCTAAAGACGGAGCATGGAACTCTTTAAATCCAAGGTCTGGCTCATTGCACGATGCCCAAAAGAAATTATCGGGATCAACCCCATTCGGGGTAGAGAAAACCCAAGTAATACCTTGGGTTGTTAGCATTGTTGGCTTAATTGACTTATACCAGATGTCATTTTTCATTTGAGGGCTTTTGGTAAAGGCTGCCTCATCAATGAGTGTTAGATCATAGGATCGCCCGCGCCCTGCCAACTCATTATCCAAAATTGTCCAAAAGTCAATCTTGCCACCGCCAATTAGTTTAATGGTTGCATCGTTACGATTAGCGCTTCTGATTACTGGATCAAGAGTATCTCGCAGAGCATCCCAGATTTCAGCTAACTGCTTATGCTCTGGGGCAAAGATACCTACTTGTTTTCCTGAAATAGCGGTTTTAGCTGCCAGCCATGTAGCAAAGATTGACTTACCAAAACGTCTACCTGCGCGTACTACATTGAGTCGCGTTTGCCCTTTGTAGAGATCAAGTTGCCCGCTGTGTAACTTTGGCAATTTGACCTTGCGAATATCAGCCATCAACACCCGGCGTTATATGACCTTCAGCGTTTTCCACGATGATACGAATTTCATTGGAGCTTTCGCCTTCTGGTTTAGCGGGTTTCCAACCGTGCAAATGTGTAAGCGCAATGTGTTGCGCCTTAGTATCACCATTTAAAGCATTATTCATTAGTGCGCCACTGATTTCAGCTTGATTAGCGGCTCTGGCAGTTAATACCATATCCGCCGCTTTTGAGTCAAATTGGCATAGACGATTGAAATCTACTGGTAGAAACCCTGAGTAAAGAGCTAAGGCGTCGCCTGTCAGCCCACGATAAGCAGCGTCATAAATTTTGTCTAAATCTTCTTGCGTTGCCGAAATCTTGTCGGTCTTATGGTCAACTGAATAGAATAGTGGGTCTGGTGTAAAGCGAGCCATGTTAGTAACCCCTATAGTTAGTCATAGTCCGATATTAGCATAAGCTTTATAGATTGCAAATAGCTTGTTTTACATAATATGTTAGTGTTTACTAACTACTTTTAAAATTGCTAAAAATTTTTTAGCTTTTTGCAAAAGAACTTTTTGCATATATGGTAAGTTAAAAAGCCCGCTGTTCGGGTAGCCAGAAATTAATGACCCCCTTTTTGCTTTTTATATGGCAAAAAAAACTTTTTAGGGTTTGCCGTTAGCTGATAGCAAAAAGCATTGAGTTGTTAACCGTTTGCGGATAACCGGTATTATGTCAAATAAGAATGGGCTAAATTGTCAACCCTTAGCTGTTAGCTGTTAGCTGTTAGCTGTTAGCGCGGGGCTTGAAATTTAAAACGATAGCGGGGCGCGAGCGCATTTTGCCCCGCTTATCCGTTAGCCCTTAGCACAATGCAAACTGTTAGCACAATGCAAACTGTTAGCACAATGCACAATGCAAGGGCTAATCTAAAAATGACAATTCGCCCTTTGATTTATAGGTCAAAAGTCAAATTGCCATGCGTAAAAAATCGAGCCGCCAAAATACACTGTAAAACCCTTAAAATATAAAAAAAAAGTTTAAAAAATACCTATATAGAATAGCAATTTAACCTATAAACCCCGCCCCGCCGTTAGCCGTATGCCCCCGCCAATAGCCACAATCCCCAAAATCCATAACCCAAAAATATGACAATTCCCCGTTAAAAATGACAATTTTGCAAAAAAACTACAAAATGCAACAATAATTGTTGCACTATCTTAAAAAATTGAATATACTGATTTTGTAGTTTAGCAAGTAGCAAAAAATGACAATTTAACCAATAAACAGTAAAGGCGGGCAAAATGACTAAATTAGATAAGCAAAAAATAGAGCGTTTACGCGGCGGCTTGATAGATATTGAATACACACTCAAGCGGCTTGATCGCGAGAGCGCAAGCGATAGCGAAAAAGCAAATTGGTTAAATCATAAAAATGACGTTTTAAGTTTAATTAGCAAATTGCAAGGGGCTAAAAAATGATCACAAAATATCAAGATCAAATATTTATGGCGCTATTGATAGCTATCCCCTTATCCACTGTAATACGCGCAATTTTTAACTAAGGGGCAAATAATGGAAAACAAAAAAACAACGGTTTGGGATATTTTAGGCGCTTGTATTATGGGCGCAATTTTGGGGGCGTTTTTAGCCTATAACTTATTAGGGGGGTTTTAATATGAAAACGGTTTTTTCTAGCCATAACGAGGTAGCGCACATATGGGCATCTCAATCACAAGCCGAAGGGCGGGCGGGCAATATCTTTTTTGAGAATGGCGTTATCTATTCATATGGGCGTCATTTTCCCGTCGCAAGGTTTGCGCCTGAATACGGCAATATTGCGCTTTTTACTTCGCGGGGATATTCAAGCTCAACGGGTAAGCATAAGGGCATTATCCGCGCCGCTATTCCTGATAGCTATCAAATTGTATATTGCGACGATGTAAGCCGCCCCGCTTCGCACAATCTAGATATATGGGCGCGGCGCGTTGAGCGCTTGCGCTCTGATTTTGCTATTCATAAGAATAAACAAGGGCGCGGTAATATTGCGCTTGAAATTTATAAAAATACGGGCGAAGTATTAAGCTATTGCGACGCGCTCAAAATGCCCGCGCCCGCCTTTACCCGCGATATTCAAGCCGAAGCCGACGCCCGCGCTTATGTAGCGCAAGCCGCCGAAAAACGCGCCATAAATAGGGGTATAAAAGAAACTGAAAAAAATAGAATTGCCGCCCTTGAAGCCGTTGAGCGCCTTGAATTATGGAAAATCGGCGAAAACGTCAACACTAACGGCTTTCAATTTAGCGATACGCTATTAAGAATAAAAGGGGATCAGATAGAGACAACCCGCGGCGCAAAAATACCCGTATCCGATGCGCTGAAAATTTACCCTTTACTTTCACGCGCTAAGAATACCGGAAAAACAATCGAAGCCGGATTACATCAAATAAATTTGGGCGCGTATCGTTTTAATTCATTTGACGGCAATACCTTAATTGTCGGCTGTCATTCGATAGCATGGGCGCAAATTGAAAAAATGGCGCAAGAATTAAAACTAATCGAAGGGGCTTAAAAATGCTTAATTTACGCGATACAGTAAACAGCAATAGATTTGTAATCGGGCTTGATGCCGACGAATATTTAACGATTTTACGCGCCTTGTATCACTATCAAGATAAATTGACAAATCAAGAGCGCGAAAAAGGGCGCGACGATGCCGAATGGGATATTGTGATTTATTTGCGTCAACAAATGGGCGATACATTAAAAAACGAAGCAAAAATTTAACCAAAAAGAGGATTAAAAATGCCAAAATTCAGAATTTATACCGACGAAAAAATAACCTTATGGCAACGCGTCGGCTTAGTAATCGAAGCCGAGAGCGAAGCGCAAGCCCGCGAGATTTTAAACGATCCGGCGCGTTTTCAGGCGCTTATGTATGACGGCGGCGGCGAATATAACGGGGATTGTGATCCGTATTGGGAAACCGAAGATCACGCCGAATGGGATCACGCCGCGCCGACAATCACGCTAATTGGGGGCGAAAAATGATAAAAATATCAAAAGATCAATTTAATACTTTATGCCGATTATCCGATTTTGCCGATTATTATTTAGATGATCAAGAGCCGAGCGGCGAGCAATATTGGAGCGATAGAGAATATATAAACGAAGCTCAAGAGCTTATCCGCGAGATTGAAGCGCAATTTTTAAATATAGAGGATTAAAAAATTATGATTACAAGCGAAGATTTTACCCGCGCCAATAATGACATAAACGGCAACCCGCGCTATATTTGCCACTTTTTGAGCTTTACTATCCCCGCCGATTTATCAGATTACATGGGATTAGATAAGATCACGCAAAAATACAATATAGCGTTAGCCCGCGCCCGTAAGCTAGGCGGCAAAAAATTTCATAATAAGCAATTTGGCGGCGGGATTATTTTTACCACTTACAACTTGCGCGAATTGTGCGAGCAAATAAACGCGATCCGCGCTCAATTATTACCGCCCGAAGCCGCCCCGCCCTTAGCTGTTAGCCCCGAGCAATTAGAATTATTTTAAAAATTATCAGTTAAAACGCCCCGCTTTGATCTATTGGCGGGGTTTTTTGGCGGGTAATTTTGCCCGATTTTGTTTTAATTCTAGAGGGTTAAACCATGCAAAAAATCAATTACTTATTAGCGGCGCGGCTTGCGAGCGTAAAAAAACAAGCTGAAAAATGGGCGGCGCATAATCCTGAAGGGGCTTATCAATCGGCGCTTAATCATCAGGTGAAATATAAACGGCGCGGCTATATTGCGTATGATACGGCAAACCATTACAGCGAAGCGGGGGATTTATGCGCGTATGATCTAACCGGTTATGACGCCGCGCCCATTCAAGATATAAGCCCCCGCGCTTATGACTATACCGGCTATTTTGCCGATAGTTTTCAGCATGAAATAATTAAGCCCTTTATCGTCAAAATTAAGGCGGGTAAAAAAGGCGTTTTTATTTGCCCCGCTTTTGCTTATTCTGAATGTGATATAGCCACGATTTACTTTAGCCGCGGGCAATTTGCGCCGAATGATAGCGCCGATAAAGCGCATGAATGTGCCGTGTATGACGCGGCGCGGCTTGCTGATAGCATAGCCGAGCGCGAAGCCGAGGCAAGCCGCGAATATCACGCGCAAGATCAAGCCGAGCAAGAAGCCGAGCAATTAGCCGAGCAAATAGCCGACGCCCGCAAAATGGCGCGGGGCTTAATAGCCGCCATTAAAGCTCAAAGGCGGGCGGGCATTGATCTAGCGGGGGCAATATGCGACGCGTTAACAGATAAATTGCGCGAATATCGCCGCGAGATTATCCGCGCCCGCGAGCGCCGCGAAGCCCTAAAAGATAATTTTTGGCTATCAATCGAAGGGCGCTAAATGACTAATTAAACAATGCCGCCTTATGGCGGCTTTTTCTTTTTCTGTTAGCTGTTAGCCGCGAGCTTAACGCTTTGCGCTATCAGCGGGCTATTGTCGCGAATATCGCGCCGCTATCAGGCGGGCGGGGTATTGCCGAGAGTATCGCCCGCGGCTTACTTGCGGCGCTGATTATTGGCGGGCATTGTTGCGCCCTAAATGATCCGGCGGCGCTATTGATAGCGGGCGGGCGATATTCTAGCCCCGCGCCCATGCGCTCGCGCTTGCTCATTAAAAATCGAATGTAAACCCGCGCCGCGTGATTGTAAAGTTTTGCCCGCGCCATTGTAAAGTTTTGCCCGCGGCATTGTAAAGCGCGCGCCCTTGCTCGCGCTTTAAAAAATTGCGTATAAATAGCATTAGAAAAAANCTGTAAACCCTTGATTTATAAGGGTTTTCTGAATGAAAAAAGTATTATGTCAAACAAGAAAAATTGCAAATGAGAACGATTCTCAGGTAATTTTAAGAAAAATGACTAAAAATGAAGGTTTATTGATAAATATAATGTAGCTACATTGTGGCTACAAAAAGGTGGGGCTACTCGCTGCACTGTATCCGGTGAACCGCATAGTTGCAGTCCTACAGCATCCGCTTTCACCCCATAAGGAGGAGTACAACTTCTTTAGGCTTTGGTAGGTCTGCCACCAAGTTTGCCATTCTTTTGAACTGCTGCGGTCTTAGCTGGTGAACTAACATTACCGCCTTTTTCACCAAGAGCTTTAGCCGCTTTAGTAAGCGTAAATTTAACTGCACCTGAATCGTTACGAGTGGGTTTGTTCATAATAATTTCCATTAAAATCAAATACCTAAGCGCTTACCTTTACTAGCTAACGCACCATTGCGCCGCGCCGCTATTTGTTTTGCTTCTGATGTAGATTTACCGCCCATTTTACCGCGCGCAATCTGATTTACCAATTGTTTTTCATGTTCTTGTGCTGTCCATTTAAAGCCTGTGCGCCCTGCCCCACCTTTGGTTAAATTGATGATAGGGTGTTTCATATCTTTAAAGCAAGCTATTAGCAATTGCTCATGGCTTTCAGCTTCTTCTTTAGTGTTCCAATTAGCTACAGCTTCAGCAAACCATTCTTTATTTTCAATAGCGGCGTACCAATGAGGTTGGTGGAGGCGTTGTTTGCTAGTCATACGGGATTTGTTTTTGCTCATACCAACATAGAATACTTTGCCAGTATCTTGGTAACGATGAATATAGGTATAGAACATAGTATTAATGTAACCGATAAGGTGTGTAAAGAACATATCCCTCTGGCGCTGACAGCAGACGGCTCAAAGCTTTATGCTCTACCAACTGAGCAAAACGAAGCAGCTCTGGTTCAACACACGCAATCTCAAGGGCGTTAAAGCCTGCCTCTTCGCCAAACTCTAACAGTTCATCTTGTGTCATCATTACGCACTCCGTTTCATGTCTAACACCACGGCTCTAGGCTCTGGTGGTAGCTCAATCATACGCCGCAATTCGGATTTACTAAAGTCACGCGCCGCCTCTGGCGATGCAAAGATACGCTTCTTATTAGGTAAATCAGAAGAAGCCAATCTATCCATGTCTATCCAACCAGCTTCCTTGAGTGCGTGAAGCAAAGCGCTTTGGGGTACTTTAGTGCGAGGCATACTCAATATATCAGCGATGCGATCACATACAGGATGTAATGGGCTACCAATTACACCCCTTGCAAACTCACCAGAGCGTAAGCGAATCATCTCCAATATGGATGCTTCCAGATTACTCATGCCGGACTCTAAAAGGTTCAATTTGAACTCAGTCATGGCTGGAGCTGCGCCCGGATTGAACTTGGAAACATCCCTAGCATATAGCCAACTAGCTATATGCTGGTAGTTGCCAGCCTCGTACCACGCCACTAGCTCACCGCCTGAGCCAGCCCTGATACTCTCCATCGAAGCTGCTTTGGAGTGTACGCAGAACCAACGGCGATCTTGGGAAGATAAGCTGATAGGCACTTGCTCATTGGAAAAAGCTAAAACAAACAAGCGATTGGATACGTCGTAACGCTTCTTGCCCTTTTGATTGATGGAAAACATATCAGGCGGTGCAGCAATAATAGGCTTGAGCTTGTTAGCTAAGTCCCGGCGGGCGGCTGAGTCTGGCTCTTTAAGTTCATTAAGGATCAGTATCTCTACTTCGAGATGGTCATTAAACTGCGATTGCATACGAGTGCCATCCACAATGGATAGGTTCTTCATATAATTACCACAAACTGACCAGACAAAAGGCTTCCACATTAAGTCTTTGCCGCTACCTTCGTCACCAATATGCAAAACGGCGTGGTTGATCTTGCTCTTAGGATTCTGGAGCTTGAACGCCATAATGTCCCAGATATGATTGAGTTCATCTTGATTGGGGATAAGATGGCGGCAATGGTTAAGCCACATATCAATATTGCCACCAGTTGATGTGATGGTAGGGCGAGCATCAACCCAACGATTGCCATACAGATCGCCTTGATGTCCCACAAGGACACTCTCACCAGCCGCATAAGTTAAGCCACGCAAAGCTTTGGCGTTGTGCGCCACACGGTTCTCATCAAAGCATACAGAGGCTTCGATCTTGCGCCCCGTATGGTTGGATTTGCAAGATACATGGCGATAAAGAGCATTAAATGTACCGCGGCTAAGATCATTACGAGCCAGCAAGTCAAGATAGGAATCATCTGACTGTATGTACGCAAAACGCTCATACCAATCAGCTTGTTCAACTCTTGCCAACTCTTTGAGTTCGATCTCTTTAAGGCGCTGGGTAGCATCTTGGAACTCTTCATTCGGCGTAAGTTTCTTCAAGGCGTTTCCTAACATATCGGATAGTAGTTCAGGACGAATCCCCGCCTCACGTTTGGGTGCGCCATTAGCCGCCGCCCATTCTAGAAATTCGTTGGAGTTAAAGTCTTGGCAATGCTCATGGTAGCAAGTAAAGGCTCTGTTTACAGGATGATAGCGAGCCATTGGATTGCCATCACTATGCTCATTAGCATTAGGGCAAACAATTCCATACCAGCCAGCACCATTAGCAGACTCTAATAGCAAAGAGTTGTCAGAAATCCATTGCAAGATGTCATCATCACCATCATCTTTAAGGGCAATCGTTTGCATCGAAGCGGTATCGGCTTCGCCGGGTGTGACGTCTAAAGCTTCACAGATTTCATCTAAAGTAAACTCACGCTCTGTATGGAACTCTAGGAGCTTGGCTTCAAAGTTATCCTTGCCGGGCTTGAAATTAATTGAACCGGGAACGCGTACATTGCGAACAGCATTAGTAGCACCACCATCGGTGTAGCCAGCCGCCGCAATCGCGGTAATAGCCGCAGTAAACTCACCCTTAGAGGGTTGGCTATCAAAATCAAAGATGTATCCCCACTGCTGATTGCCGGGAGATGTTTCGATTTTCCAAGTAGGCTCTAATGGCGGCACTTTAGACTTTGTGCCGATGTCATCCAACATCAGAAATAAAACGTGTTCGCAGTTGGCAGATGAGGCTGAGAGCTTGCCATTGTGAAAACGATCAATCATAAAACTGCCAGTATTTACATAGAGGGCGGTGTTTGGCTTAATGCGGGTAGGCAAAGACGGAATCCAAGTGTACTTGGGTGTGCCATCACCATGAAATACCGCTTGCCCATCTTTAGTAACTGCTTTTTGTTGCACCAGCAGTAGGGTTTCGCCTTCTGCGGGGAGTTTTGACAGATATTCAATAAATTCAATTTGTGATATTATTTTGGAAGCCATTTAATCCTCTAGTTATTCTGGTTAGAAAAGCTGAAAACCCCATAAAGATTTTCAGCTTTTCGCTTTATTGGACAGACAGTTTACTACTTNCCATATCGCGTCATAATGTTAATCTCAACATCTAAGGGTAAGCCCTCAGCCCAATTTGGGGATGAACGCATAATGCTTTCCATCTGACATTTTACTTCTTCTGGGCGACTTGTTTCCACAACGATTTCATCGTGAACGTGCAAAATTACATCGTCTATTTGTCGTAATGAACTCCTAAGAATATCATTGGCAACAGCTTGCGTAATATTTTCGCAAGCCAACCCTTTCCAGAGTCTAGCTCTAGCCCATTCGGTATCCATCGCGGCGGGTTTCCATGCGGCTTTGGCGTAAGTTATCCCCTCCTGATCTAATCTGGCATGGGGATAGCATAGCACTCTACCGCTTGGTAAAGCATACCAAAGATGTAAGCCATCAAATAAATAAGTTACGCGTCCAGCATTAAATTCATATCCCGCATTTCGCATTGCTTTGGTATATGCCGTTTCTAAATCTTGCCAGTATTGAACAGCCCATTGATTCGCCCTACGCCAAGCATCAACAGTTTTACGGGCATCAGACTCAGGTAAAACAACACCATAATTGCGACCCATAGCAGCGAAAGCGCCAATCCCACCACCGTAGCCACAAGATAAAATAGCGACTTTTCCCAACTGTCGTTTGTCTGGAGTAACTTCTGATTCAGCGCATTTAAAAATACTCGCAGCTTCTCTAACATATATGTCCTTTCCGGTTCTGAAAACATCTAGTACTTCTTCGGCTTGTGGTTTATTTGATAACCATGGATTGCAACGTGCTTCAATACCCGCCCAATCTGCTACTACTAGGTATTTACCCTTAGTAGGAATAATTGCAGGGCGTAACATTCCTTTGAGTACATCGGTTACACGTTTGCCATGTTGCGGCACAATATCTTCGCCCTTTACCATATCCTCGCGCACTTGCTCAGGATGTTTAGCGCATTTGCGGGTGAAATTGTGAACCTGTAGCCCCATGCTAGAAGCCCTACCCGTAGCGCTACCACCATTAAACATAAACGCGCCTCGGACTCTGTGATCTTCTTCATCAGCCAAGTTCACCATGCGTTGAAACTTAGCCACCGAAGATGCCCATAAGTCATCAGCACATTGAATTACATCAGCAACATGAGGTGGCACTTGATCGGGATTCTCATCAGCAAAGATAAGTAAAGAGTTACGCACATTCTTATCAATGGAATACTTCTTACGCCCCTCTTTGTAAGACTCCATCAGCTTTAAAGCTTCATCACCTACTCTGGATTGCACCCACTCGCGCATCTTGGGCGAGCGTACTGAAGTGATTTCACCTTCAGTAATCTCTACTACCAGCTTTTGAACTTCAAGGATTTCTTCTTCGGAATAGAGCATAGCTGCTTCGGCAAGACGTACATCAACCAGTACGCCTTTATCATTAATGCGCTCATTAACCCAATAGTCGAGTTGTTCCTCGCTAGATAGCGGGCGCATCGCCCCACTAATATTCCGCATAACCCTGACGTCTTGTTCGCAGTATTCGAGCATTTCTTTCATAAGTATGGGATCGTCATTGAACTTGCCGTCAGGTTGCGGAATACATAAAGCTCTTACTAATTGTGAACCTCTAAAGTCTTTTCGCATAGATGCCCCTGCGAAACGCCCTACATCTTCAAGAGAGCCGGGGGCGCAATTAGCCCTAGCCTGAGTAGCGGTGCAATAGAACTGCTCTAGATTGAAATTGATTTGCAATACATACCAAAAGATTAGCCGTTCAAAGGCGGCATTGTGAGCGTAGATCATTCCTTTGTGATTGCGTACTACATCAGGAAAGGGTTGGTCAGGAGTCCACGTTACAACATCAGCATCACCAAACGCATAAGACATACACAACACTTCGGTTGAACTATCTTGCGCGTAGTTATACACGCCACGCGTTAGCAGATTGCAACGGGACTTTGTTTCAAAGTCCACCCAAAGAATGGTCACTTTTTACCTTGCTTATGCTTACGACCAGCACCCTTTTTGGTATTGGATTTACTCTTAGAATGATGAATTTTCTCGCTCTTAGACCCAAGGCTTGGGAAGATATTTTCAAGCTTTACGCCAGCGGCTTTAACCATCTCCATTTTTACTTGAGCTATTGCTTTACGAGCATCAGGAGATAAAACTATTTGATCTTTGTGATTCATATTATTCCTCTAGTAAATTAGGTGGGGTTAGTAAGTCTTTTTAGTCTGAAATCTCTAAGAGCCATAGAGCTGAATAGTGTCAAACTAACCCCATGTTTATTACACTGCTGCGCGGCGGCGACGTACTGGCGCTGCTGGAGCTTCTGCTTCCTCAATCATCGAAGCATCTTCAATCTCTAAAGACGGCTCTTCAACGGCAGATTCTACGTTCATTGACTCAAAACGAATTACTTTAAAGATCGGCGTATAAACTTTGCCGTATGACTTATGAGCGTAATGTTCAGTAGACAAAGCTACGATAGCCACTGGCTTAGTTGGATCTTTGTCGATCTGCGTTGCGATCTCAGCTCCTAAAGATTGCAAAGCCCGTTTACCGCCAACTGAAGTTGTTGCAAAGCGAGCTACCAAATCTTTATCGTCACCATTAATACAAGTGATTTCTAAACCTACTTGGGTTTCCCAACCACGTTTAGCGTTAGCTGGTGCTGGCTCTAACTCAGGCAATGGCTGGCTGATAGCTACCATCTTCTCGCCCAATACTTCTGCATTACCCCAAGCAATGAAGCCATGTACAAAGCTAAAAGGATTAACAGCCCATTCAGAACCTTCTTGAATTTCTGTTTGGTCTGATCCGAATACCCAATGACCTGTCTTATCCATTTTGATAATGACTGTACCAACATCGGCTACATTAGCAAGATTAGATTTGAGTGCCTTAGATAGATCGGCTACTGCTGGAAGGTTTGCACCTTTAAATGTTGTTAAATTACTCATTGTTCTTTATTCCTTAGTTTAGTTTATTAAGGGCTGCGGTAAGTTGCTTCCCGATTTGTAAAACCGCTGGGCGGGGATCGCTCTCAGGCACTAGCGTACTGCCACTGCTTACTGCTACTACTAAATCTTTAATTTTGTCTTTACCTTCTTTACCAAGTATTTTCTCTGCTTGTGCTGGTGAAATTACTTTTTTATCGTAAAGCACATCACTTCCTAG